TATAATTACGAAGAGGCTATCTGCCCAAAGTGCTTTCAGACAAAAGAGTTAGAGGGCCACCATGTTTTACCGTCGAGATTTTTCAAAGAGAAAGGAGCCAAGCTTTTCATTTGTCGGGATTGTCATGTAGAACTTGAAAAAATAATCCCACGATGGCGACAACTTGAAATCCACGAATACCGAGACATAACAATGTTATGGATGCGTGGAGGAACCCCAACCGTAACAAGGAGGTGAGTATGTGCCACAACGAAGAAGGCGACATTCTGGATGATTACGATCAGCCCACTGACGAGCCGGATCCCGAACCAGAAGAACGCTGGGGCTGGGACAGCGTAGGCGACTAACCAATTCCCCGAGGTGGGAGAAAAGGAGGGGGAGTGCAATGACGCTCCCCTCCCCCAAAACAAATGAAAATCATTCTCACCGGAAACCCAATCATAAAGAAAAACAGCCGGCCGATATACAAAACTAAAAGCCGGCCGATACTAGGAAAAAGCGCAAAGCTCAAAGAAGCGGAAAAACTTGCTTACCATGAAGCACTAAGCCAAAAGAAAGGACCAACAATTGATTATCCAATATCAATTATGTTTCTTTTTTACCGCAACAATAAGCGCAAAGTAGATCTATCTAATCTATATGAATTCCCGCAAGATATTCTCGAGGGGGCTGGGATCATAACAAACGACAACCTTATAGAGTCACATGACGGCTCGAGGAAATTACACGACAAAGAAAGCCCGAGAACAGAAATTTATATAAAAAAATATGAAAGTTAAGGAATTAATCCCAGGGCTACCCACCCCGAGACCAAAAGAAGAATATAGGGAATTCTTTATCCGGTGTATCAAGGATCACCGAACCAAAGAGAAAATTAAAGCCCCCAACGCAAGAGCAGACTATTGCGCTTTCGCTTGGGAGAACAGAAAAAAATGAAAAAATTTGAGGAAATCGTTTGGTCGCTAACAATCCTTCTAATGGCGACAGCAGCCTTGATATTAGTAGTTTTTGCAATATTAGCTATGAGACATGCGACAAATGAGCTCCACGAAGAAAACAAAGAACTCCGCCAAGAAAACAATGAGCTCCGCCAAGAACTGGGATACTTCAAAAATAAATACGGGGACCTTGACAATGCGCTTGTAAGCTCAGCAAAAAAGGAGTATAATGAAGAATATAGATGCTTAGAGTTCTCAAAAGACTTGGTTGAAGAGTTAAAATCAAAAGGAATTCAAGCAGAAGTTGTTAAGGGAGAATCTCCTGCAACAATTGACGATCCCTGGGGGCATGCTTGGGTAGGAATATGGATTGACCCCCAAAGCGGAAAATTCACTAAAGACTATCAACTGTGGACAAAAAACTAGCCGAACTAACAGACGAATACGTCACAATTAGGTTCTCTGCTAGAACAGCACTTGAAGTTGGCTGTTCTGTTACAGAAAAAGTTAAGGTTTACGATGTCGGACCAAATGGAATCATAGCGTCCCGAGACTCAAAACTGGAGCTTTACCCGTGGCACACGATCCAAAAATTAACTCTAACAGAAGAATGGAGCTCGCAATAGGAATCCTAATAGGACTCAATATTATCTGGATAACTAACAAGACAAATGAAAAATTAAGAAAATCAAAAATAATCCAGAAAATTAAAAGCAAAAAATCATCAATAGTGAAAGTACCTTCTAAAGAAGAAGAGGAGTTTAATAAACGTAAACAAAAAGGAGAAATATGGGAATCAGACCTTTAGGCAAAAACATTCAAATCAAAGTCCAAAGAAGAGACAAAACAAAATCCGGGCTCTATGTGGCTAATGAAGGGTCACTAATCTATGAGTACGCAGAAGTTCTGGAAGTAGGAGATCAAGTCTCCAAAGTAGAAAAAGGACAAACAGTTTTGTTCAAGAGTTGGGCGATTGACGAAGTGGAGTTGGAAGATGAAAAAGTACAATTCATAAACGAAGATCAAATCCTAGGATATGAAGCATCTACATAAATACAACCCGATATTCGAAACGGGAGAGGTAACACTAGAAGTTTGCGAAATTTGCAAAAAAAGACTTTACACCAGAAAAGATAAAAACGGAAGAATCGACAACGAACTTTATCGAAAAGAACATAAAAGAGAATTTCTCCAACCTTGGGAGAAAGAATTTAAAAAGTATTATAACTAAACACATGAAACCAAACCAAGTGCAAATCCTAAAAATCGACAACGGAATGTTGGTAACTGTAACAACTGTTCGAGAAGGCCAGCAATATCAAAACACTCGCTATGTCAAAGACATGGAAGAGTTAACAGAATTTTTGAAAACTCTCGCCTAGGCATGACGGGGTGTCGCTAATCCACCCCGTCTTTTTCATATAAAAAAACTTATGTTTAAAATTTTCAAATAACTATTACCAGAGAAATCACAACTAAAATAAAAAATAATGAAATTCAAACAAATTGAATCCGGAACTTACAGCTTCTACAAAGAACACTCGCGCAGTCTCCACATCAGACACTGCCTGTACGCCCTATCAGAAGAAGGAGTTCCTCACAAGTATGTATTAAAACTTAAAAAATGGATCCCCCTCGACGAAATAGATCCCTATTACAGAATCACCGAGGAGGACCAGAAAGATTAAAATGGCCAGACCACTCAAATTTAAAACACCAGAAGAACTCCAAGAGAAGATCGATAATTACATGCAGGAAGTCTCAAATCAAGACAGAGTTCCCACAATAGCGGGATTGGCTGTTAGTCTTGACACAAATAGAGATACACTTTGTAATTATGGAGACAGAGAAGAGTTTTCTGACACTATAAAAAAGGCCAAGACTTTAATAGCCGCTATTCAAGAGGAAATGGCGCTTAAAAATAGGATCAACTCCTCTGTTTGGATTTTCTCCGCAAAAAACAATCTTGGCTATAACGACAAAAAAGAAGTCAGCCAAACAACTAAACTTGAAGGAGAATTTAAGATTAACAAAAAGGCAGAGGCTATTGCTAAAAAATACGAAGAAGAACTTAAAGAATCAATAACATCAACATGACCACCCCAGAAGAACACCTTCAGGAATTAAAAAAGCAATAGGATTATGAGAAAACCATGCGCAGCTTGCGGAGGTAACAACTTCATCGCAAGAGTAAGAACTATTTACAAAAGAATAGAACTAAAAAGATCTTTGTGGGATAAACTACTAGGCAATTATCCAGCAAAAAGCAAAGAGCTTGGTCAAAAGCTAATGTTGGCATGTGCTGATTGTGGGCACATGAGATCAGAAAAATTCCACGACAACGAGAGAAGAAAAAAAGAACTAGACAACCTCGGGGATAGTGTATTTAGCATGTTTTAAGTTGCTTCCATAAACAAGGCGGAAGGCTTCCAGTTGCCAGCACTTCAGTGCCAAAAGTGCCCGGCGGCCCGTAAAGCGCAAAGACAACAATGATTATCCTAGGAAATCACTTTAACTCTTGACTGGAGTAAGCACCGCCTGGTTTATGAAAACAACAAGAACACGAGCAAAAAAATTTAAGAGGCTTTTTAATAAAGGCAGGATAGAGGAGGCCGTTCGTTGCTTCAGGTTAAAGTTGACAAAAAACAAAGAAGTGGTGCCAATTCTCATTAATTTGAGTAAGCACTACCGTCTAGGAATTAGTGAAAGAAAAATAAAAGGAATGGTTAATGAAGCCAAGCTTAAAAAAATTGGGGTAGGAGCATTAGAAACTTATGAAGTTAAGCATTCTAAAATAAAATTAGAATGCTAGAGAAAGTATCAATACATAGATGGATACAGAAACATGGGCTGAAAACAGAGCAGGGCGACCCCATCTCATTTAAAGACCACCTATTCTTATTTGATCCATACCGCGACTTAACCCCAAAGCAGGTTATCTTCAAGGCAGCTCAAATTGGATTCAGTACCCTGGCGATTCTAAAGTCTTTATGGATAGCAAGAAACAGAGGTCTAAATATAATCTACACACTACCAACAGAATCAGACCGTAACGCTTTTGTAGGAGGCAAGGTTAACCGGATAATTACCCAAAACCCAATCCTACAAGAATACACCAAAGACAAAGACAGTGTAGAACAGAAATCAGTAGGAGAAAGTATCATAAACTATAAGGGAACTTGGACAGAGAAAGCTGCAATTATGGTATCAAGTGATCTTAATATCTATGATGAAGTAGACGCTTCTAAGCAATCAGTAGTAGAACAATACTCTACAAGACTTCAGCACTCTAAGTTTAAGTGGGAATGGTACTTTTCTCACCCTTCATCAGTAGGATCAGGAGTTGACACTTATTGGGATAGAAGCGACCAAAAGCATTGGTTTATTAAATGCTCCAGATGTAATTCTCACCAATTCATGGAATGGCCGAAGTCAATAAGAGATGGTCAATATATCTGCAAAGCTTGTGAAAAACCACTAAGAGAAGAAGACCGTCGAGTTGGAGAGTGGGTCCAAAAATACACAGACAGACAATTTTCCGGATATTGGATACCGCTGATGATTTGCCCTTGGGTGCCAGCAACCGAAATTGAAGAATATCACAAATACAAGACAGAAGAATATTTTTACAACAAAGTCCTCGGGCTTCCTTATGTAGGAGGAGGAAATAAGCTAACCAAGGACCACTTCATGAGGAACCTAACAACCAAGATACTAACACCAGACAGAAATGAGAGAGTAGTGATTGGAGTGGACACCGGAAAGCAAATTCACTATGTTTGCGGCGGTCAATACGGACTATTTTACTATGATACCGCCAAAGACTATGACGAAATAGAGCAACTCTTTCACCGTTGGCCAAGATCAATAGCAGTTATCGACCAAGGAGGAGATCTCATCGGCCCTAGAAAACTAAGAGAAAAATACCCTGGCAGAGTGTACCTTTGTACATTCGGAGAGGATAGAAAAACCAAAGAGCTTATCAGGTGGGGGCAAAGAGATGAAGATGGCGCAGTGATAGCAGACCGGAACAGAATGATTCAACTTACAGTTGATGAATTCACCGACAAACTAATTCCGGTGCAAGGAACAGAAAATGACTGGTTTGACTATTGGCTACACTGGAATAACCTCACAAGAAGAAAAGAAATGGACGAAAAAACAAACACAGTCAAAAGGAAAATATGGATAAGGAGTGGAGATGACCACTGGGCACTTGCCACCGTATATTGTAGAATTGGGCTGAGCAGATTTGCTGGAGACTCTCAGATATTAGGAGGAGAGAGTGAGTTAGGCTTCAAAAAAGGAATAGAACTAACATCTAGAGACATATAAATGAAAAAAGACCGCACCCTAGTGCTCGCTACAATAGAACAAAGAATCAAAGAGCTTGAAAAACATGGTCAAGGCAAGGTAGTTATCTTCATTAAAAAACACTCCATTGACACTTGGACAACTGTCAGAGAGGAGAGGTCAACCGAGAGTTGACAAAAAAATTAAATAGCGTAGAATAAGAAAAACGCTCAAACCTACAAGAGCCGTAACCTTAATTGGTTGCGGCTGTCTTTATTTATAAACAATGGGATTTTTTGACGGAGTAGCCCCTTTATTTAAGGGCAATAAAAACATCGGAACCAGCGGCGAAGGTCTAAAAAGTGAAGGACCCCAAGAGGAAGCTGATGAACTTACCTTGTCGATGGATGATGAGGAGCTTCTGGCACTCGCTAAAGAATGGGAAACAGAGTACGAAGACTACAACGCCAAAATCTCAAAAATTCAAGACAAAAATGAGAAGTACTGGGCCTATGGATGCGAAGGTGAAGACAAGAACAATGTAGACAACCTAATCTTTGAAGCCCTCGAGACTTTTCTTCCCATTGCAACCCAAAGAAACCCTGAGCCGGTAGTTATAGCAGACAACACCCCAGAAGGAGAGAAGTTGGCGAAGAAAGTCAATAAAATGCTTGTTTATTTGGCAGACCACCTTAGCCTGAAACTCAAACTTAAAAGAGCCACCAGATACTGGGCTCTTCACTTACTAGGGGTAGCTAAGCTTGTATGGAATGAAGAGGAGGAAGAAATTGAAGTTCAAATACCAAGAACTAAAGATATAATACTAGACCCCAACTTCTCTATTAATGACAACATGCAATATGAGGGCGAGTATATTGGAGAGAGAATAAGAGACAAGGCCTCGGTGATGGTAGAAAAGTTTCCAAAAAAGAAAAAAGAGATTGAAGCTATGGTTAACGGCAAGATGGGAACGATAATTGATTATACAGAATGGTGGACTGATGACTATGTATTTTGGACTCTTAAAGACATTGTTTTAGATAAAGCAAGAAATCCGCACTGGAATTACAGAGAAGAAAGAGAGACCGTTGACGAATTCGGCGAGCCAACTATGGAAGAGATACCGGAATTCAATCACTTCCTTTCGCCTCAAAAGCCTTATGCCTTCATGTCAATTTTTAACTTGGGGGATCAACCTCATGATAGCACCTCTCTAATAAGCCAGAACATTCCGAACCAGAAGAGAATCAATGAATTGCACAAGCAAATCGAAAAGAACGTTAAAATGATGAACGGGGGAATGGCAATCTCCGGAGAGAAATCTGGATTGTCCAAGGAGGAATCCTCTAGAGCTGGTAAGGCTCTAAGAGAGGGTCATATCATATATTTGAATAGCGGAGACCCGAACACTTCAATTGCCAGGTTTAACCAAGGATCCCTTCCTGCCGATGTGTTCAATAGCCTTTACGATTTCCGAAACGAGCTGAGAAGTATTTTTGGCGTTAGTGGGTCAACCGCAAGTGGGACCCAACAAGAGCAGACCGTGAGGGGTAAAATTATTGTAAGACAACAAGATCAATCTAGGATCGGAGGAGGGGTAACAGAGTTTCTAGAGCAATTTGCCGACAGAATATTCAATTACATGCTCCAGATGATGATGGTCTACTATGATAAGGAACATGTAGCATCCTTAATCGGAGAAGCAGGCGCGGATGAATATGTAACATTGAGCAGGCAAGAATTCATGCAAGTCCCCGCCAAACTTACCGTTAGCGTTAAGGAAGGCTCTCTGATTCCTAAGGACCCCCTTACCAAGTCTAGTCAAGCAATGGACCTTGCCAACGCCGGAATGCTAGACCCTATTTCCTTATTTGAAGCGCTAGACTACCCAGACCCAAGAGGAACAGCAGAAAAAATGTACAAATGGAACAACGCCCCCGAAACATTGTTCCAAGAGAACCTGGAAGGGATGGACGTAGTAGGGCAAGTACAGCAAGCCCAACAGCAGGCGCAAATCAACCAACAAAACCAACAAGCAGCAGTAGAGAACGCAGCGCTGGGGATAGGAGAACAAACTCCGTTAGCATAATTTTTTAAATAGGGTGCCAAGTGTAGAGCTCACCCGCCTACAAACAAATGCTAGAACAAAAAAACGACGAAGCCCAAGAAGAACTTGACGACCTCTTACAAGAGGAAGAACAGTTCGGGGAAGAGGAAGCAACACCTGAAGATTCGTCACCTTCAAACGAAGAGGATGACCAACCTGAAGAGTCAGGGGAAGAGGACCCCGAAGAAAACCTCCCATTTCACAAGCACCCTCGCTGGAAGGAGATGCAAGAAGAGCGCAAGCAATATAAAGAAGAGCGTGAGCAACTCAAAAAAGAACTTGAGTCAATTAAAGGAAGAACTCAAGAGATAGACCAGCTGAAGGAGCAATTTAACAAGCAACCAGACGAACTCCCGGAATTCTATAAGAAACTCTGGGGAGACGACGAAACGGCAAGGGAGGCCTACAAGCTCTACAAGCAAGCAGAAGAAGAAAAACTTGCTAGCTTGAAAGAAAGCGTTAGGCAGGAACTTGAAGAAGAAAAGCGCCAAGAGGAGGCGAGACAAAAAGAAGCTCAAAAAATGATCGACGATCAGTACAAAGAGCTTGAGGAAAGTGGATACAAATTCAACAAGGACGAACTAGCTAATATTGCTATCGAACTTGACTTGTACAACCCACAGACCGGAGTCTACAATCTTCTTGCTGCTAATGAAATTCTTCAAGCCAGGAAGAGCCAGAGTCCATTAACTGAAAAGAAAAAGGGGCTGGCTTCAAAAACCACCTCTCGAGCTTCGTCATCTCCCAAAAAAAATAAAACTTGGACAATC